TGTTTAGAAGAGGTGAACAAACTATTCTAAGCTTTAAGACTAATGAAGAAGTGACTTGTGGTGCAAGACCTGAGCACTTAAGAAATGAAGAAATAGTAATTTCTGAAATGGTAAATGGTGAGCTAATAACTCACTGGGAAAAAGTATATAAATAATAAACAATAACAAAATGGGATTAAGTACAAAAGATCTAGTAAGTGAGAACAGTGGTGGTGGAATGGCAAAAACTATTGCACCGGGTAACCACTCATTAAAAATCAACAGTGTTGTGTTAGAGAACTTTCAATTTATTGATGGTGCTAAACATTTAATACTAAATGTTGAGACAGAACCAATTGATGGATTTGAAGGTTTTCTAGTTGATAAAGATGATGAAAGCAAAGGAAAGTATAAGGGTCAGATTGGTAGAGTAAAAGCTAGTCAGTATGCATTTGCAGATGGGCAAACAAAGTCTGGGATTAAAATTCAAAGAGATAGATCTTTGATGATGTTCTTGGCTAACTTGTCTAAAGCAACTGGTATAATGAAATGGTTTGAAGAACAAGATAATAAATTTAACAGCATTGAGGAGTTTGTAAAGAACTTCAGTGACAATGCTCCACTTAAAGATAAGTATCTAGACTTCTGTGTTGCTGGTAAAGAATATGAGAACAAGTCTGGTTATACTGCATATGACATGTGGTTACCAAAAGCTGAAAACAATAAGTATGCTTATGGTGAAGAAGGTTCTGATAGAATCCTTAAGTATGATGAAGGTAAGCACCTTAAGAAACTTGAGGTAAAACCAGTAGATAATTTTGGTGATGATGATGATGATTTTCCAACACCAGGAAGAACATCTTCTGACTTTAGTTTAGATTAACAACTCCTACATAATGGGGAGTTAGTCTAGCTCCCCTTATGTACTAAATTGGGTTGCTATGATTTCTACAAAGAATTTAATATATGATTTAGCTGATGTTCCAAGAGAATGGGCATTTGAACACTATCTAAACCTTACAGAAAAACTTACAGGCCAAGATATTAAAATGAAGTCAGTGTTTAATACACGGGAGAAGACACCTTCTATGTGTATTTATATTGACAGAAATAATATCTACAAGTTTAAAGATTTTTCTTCAGGTATGGGTGGTGACGCAATAAGCCTTGTCCAAAGTTTATTTAATCTACCCACTAGAGGTTCCGCAAGCTATAAGATAATTGAAGACTATAACCAGTATGTTTTAACTAATGGTTGTAACACAATAAGGTCTTATAAACAACACAGTAAATTTAAGGTTACTGATTATGAGATGCGGCACTGGAATACTCTTGACCAAAAATATTGGATGGGATTTCACATTGGTTCTAGATTATTATCTAGATATAATGTTGTTCCATTGGAATATTATATAATGACAAAGACAGATGAAAATGATGTTGTGTCAAGTATAACTATCAAGGGTAATTATATCTATGGGTATTTTAGAGAAGACGGGACACTCTATAAGATCTATCAGCCAAAGGTTAAAGAAAGTAAATTTATCAAGGTAAGAGATTATATACAAGGTACAGAACAATTAGTATTTGATAAACCTTATTTGATTATAACATCTTCCCTTAAAGATTTGATGGCATATCAGAAACTAAAGATTAGTAATTCAGAAGCAATTGCACCAGACAGTGAGAATACTATGATACCAGAGAACATAATGAATAACATTAGTCCTAAGTATCAGAAAGTATGTGTGTTGTTTGATAATGATGAGGCTGGTATAAGGGCTGCTGAGAAATATAAATCTAAGTATGGTTTTAATTATGTTATTCTTGATCTTGAGAAAGATTTATCAGATGCTATTAAAGTACATGGTGTAGATAAAGTGAGAGACAATCTCTTGCCATTACTAAAAAATGCAATACTATGAGTAAATGGTCATACCAAGGACAAGACTTTGAAAGCTCCATGATTCCTGAAGGAGCAGAAGGTTTTGTGTATGAGATGCAGGCTGTAATAGACGGTAAACTTGTAAGGTATATTGGAAAGAAGAACTTTTATTCTGTAACAAAGAAAAGATTTGGCAAGAAAGCCCTGTCTTCTATGCAGGATAAGAGAGCTAAGAAATATACTATGCAAAAGAAACTTACCTATCTAGACTATTATAGTAGCAATGCTGTGCTGAAAGATGCACATAAAGCCGGGATAGAAATTAGAAGATACATGCTTAAGATATGTTTCTCTAAAATGGAACTTACTTATTATGAGACTAAGTTTCAGTTTGTTAGAGGTGTATTAGAGAGTGATGAGTTCTTAAATGGTAATATCCTGGGTAGGTTTTATAAATTCAAATAATTATGACAGAACAAGAATTAACACAAACCTTGATCCAGTTAGCGGATCTGGGGGTTACTGGTATTAGAATAAATTATGAAGGTGGAGGAGATAGTGGTTGTATAGAAGATATATTTTATACAGACAAAGAGGGTGTTTTACTTGATGAAGTTCAAAATTTAGCTTGGGATTCTAAAAATTTAAGAGAGTTAAGTAGTGAACTTGCAATCAATATAGAAAACTTTACTACAGATAAAATTCTTGATACCATAGAAGATTGGTGGAACAATGAGGGTGGTAGTGGTACATTGGCTATACTGGTTCCTTCCGGGGAATATAATGTAGAGAACAATATTAGAAGAATTGATTATGAAGAGTTTTTTCATGAAGGTAATTTATTTAGAAAAACAGAAGACTAATGGATGAATTTGAAAAATGGTTAAAGGGTTTGGAATTACAAACTCTAACAGATGAATTAAAGGAAACTATATTAAGACAGGCATGGTTAGCATATGATGATGGATATGAAACAGCCCGTGTAGATATAATTGAAGGTATAAGAAATTTATAATGGCACATCCTTGGGAACATGCAAAATCCTCTGCTAGAAAATGGGGAGGTAAACCAGAAGAATACATGATATATCATGAATGGTTTGATGAAACAAAAGCTTGGATAGGACATTCTAAACACAGAATGTTTAGACACCACAGTGAAGGTATATTTGAGATGGAGAGCATCTTTGGAGTAAGCTTTGTAAATAGTGATAACAGAGTTGTATACACAAGATATGTTGGTGAGCAACATGTAAAAGAAGATTGCAATGGCTATATTCCAAGTGCTAAGGAGTGGGTTGATAATATAAATACACCTACAGAGTGGATGATTAAAACTTTAAAGATTGAGGACTGATGGAAGAAGAAAAAGTATTTACCCTTAAAGAATATCTACAAGTTATAGATAATGCATATGCTACAGGTAAAGCAAAAGTATCTGTAGAAGAAAAAGAAGAGATGATTAATCATATAAAAACATCTGCAAAAAATTGGGCAAAAATAGTTAGCAATAAAATTGAAGACTAATGATTTTAAAAATTAATGAAGTAGAGAATCTGATTAGAATGTTAAAGTCTCCTGATTATGAAAACAAAATTCTTGCATATAAAGTCATAGATAATCTAGATTTTGAGAAGTGCATTGGTGAGATTATGCTAATGTATAGATTGGGTGATTATAGTCTTGAGAACTGGGAACAGCATTCAAAATTAGCCCATGATTTTATTATGGATAAGATTGAGAATTACAATGGAGACAGTAGTACAACAATGATAACCACAGGAGAGATGCTCTCTCTAATGCTTATTAATAATGCTAGTAAAGATTCAATAGATTTATTCTTAAAATTCTTTACTGAAGAAATGACAAAAACATTAAAGTCAATGGCCTATCCTATGGATAAGATTGAATTTAATATTAAACTAAAACAAGATGGACAAACAACAAAGTCTTAGTAAAATTAGTAAAGAGTTGATGTTGAAAGAGCCCTATTATGGGTTCTTTCTTATTATGCTCAACAAAGTATGGAGAAAAGATCTTCCTACTGCAGGTGTTAGTAAGAATGGTATCAACTTTCAGTTGGCTATCAATGAAGAATTCTGGACAGGCCTCAGTGAGATGCATCAAATGGGATTACTAAAGCATGAATTACTTCATATTGCTTTTGGTCATCTGACAAGTTTTAAGTCTTTTAAGAATCATAGACTTGCAAACATAGCAATGGACATGGAAATCAACCAGTATATAGATAAAGACTGGTTGCCTACTGGTGGGATAGATATAGATAACTATGAAGATTTAAATCTTGATAGGAAAGCTGGTTGTAGATATTACTATGACAAGCTGAATCAGTTTCAAGAAGAGAAGGATAAGAATGGTAGTTGTGGTAATGAAGAAATGGATAAGTTACTTGACCAAGTAGCTAATGGAGAAGGACCAGACCACAGTACATGGGGAGAGTTTGAAGATCTTAGTGAAGCTGAGCAAAAGTTAATAGAGAAACAATTACAGAAAGTTTTATCTGATGCTAAAGAACAGACTGTTAAGAAGCGCGGGAATATTCCAGGTGAGATAG